TGTAAGGTGCAGGTCCGTATTCACTTTCCCACCATGTTGGCTTTTCACTAAATCCTAAAATTTCCCAAGGACAGGTGTGTGGGCGATCAGTGTCATAGAACCATTGGTACACTCCTCTCCAGTATCCTGGTAAACTTTGCTGTCTAGTAGGATCTGTCATGTTGCTGTAAGTATAAGTAAAACTATTTTGAGTATCAAAATATTGATCATTGTTTGTGTAATCAATGTCAGTGTTAGCTACCCAACGCAAGAAATCCTGCATGACAATGGCATCTAATTCTGGTTTTGTGTATAATGCATTTCCATAATAGCCGCCGAATACTGTGTCAATGTTAAAAATATTTTCGTTGTATTCTTGTTTAATGTTGTTGTAAATTCTTAATTCTAATTCTAGAATTGCGTCATCTCTGTAATCATCATAGGCAGCGGTAATACTACCGTCATGTCCTTGTATTACCAGGCGAGGGGTTACAAATGTGTCATCAAGGTAAATTCTTGGCAAGTATTTTTTGTACAGGCCCAGCTTGGTAGGAGTTGACGGAATATAGTTAAATGCTGTTGACGAATATTCTCTAATTACAATTTGATCGCCTTCGGTTAGTGTTAACGAAAGTCTAACAAATCCAAAAGTACCATCAAATACATAGTCTGTTCCGTGGATTAATTGACTACCGTTGTAATAGACATAGACTGCTCTACGACTAAGTTCTGTAAGGTTAAAAGTTTGACTCAATGCAAATACTTTTATTCCTTCGTCTTCAACTAGATATTCAATGTCAGTATGAGCACCGTTTCCAATCATGTCACTGTCTGCAAACGGATCTGACGAATCTTTTGTTATAGTCATTGCAGCAATAACTTCGTCAACAAAATCAACCACACTGTCTAACGGCATAGCTTCTGCAATTCTTTTTAAGAATTCATTTTTAAAATTGCTGTAAGATCGTAAAGAATACTGAATAGACTTTATGATATTAATATTCTTATCGCAGAGTAAAGACACTGCCATTGGAGCAATGCCAGAATGTTTTAAGAAACGCATACAGCGATGTTGATAACCGTCGATATTTCTTAAGTTACTGTTGCCCGGATACACGCCAGTAAATTGAGTTTCAATTTCCACAGCTGACGACAAATGGTCAATTGCTTGCCCTAGAGTGAAAGATGTTAAATTGTCGTTTAATGGATTCTTTTCTAATCCGTGTGGGATTTGATAATAGCCTTGGTCTGGATCAAGGTCAATGTAGATCTTGATAGATACTACATCATTTACTGCAAATGCCTTAGCAAATGTAAATGTCCCATATTCTCTAATGTAACTGTCTAGATGTCTTTGACCGTTTAGATAGAAAATTACAGTTGATTGAAGGATGCTAAAAGCTGCCCAATCAACTGTTGCTAATGTAATTTGATTTGTTACTTCGGTGACAACTACGCTATCTAAAATTGGTTGTAAGTAGTCACTGTCTGATTTTACCCAACCATTAGCAAATTCATCAAGCGGGTTAAATCTATAGAACCCGGTGTTTAAATTTTTTGTTAAAGTCTGTTGATTAACAGAATAAGAAAAACTGTCAAGATCAAGATTGTATGTGAATAAGATATCTCCAACATTATCAATGTTCAAGTAGTCAAGACTAAATCCTAATTCACTGTCAGCAACACTGTTACCTACTTTATAACTTAGTATCGGTGATCCAATAAATGTTGATGACGGGTAGGTTGTTGTATCTGAAAAACTAATACCATTGCTGTCAAAAAGATCAAATAAAGGCATCTGATTAGCTTTGGTTTTTTCTTGGCTTGGTATCCAATTAACTCCGTTAAAGTGATACATTAACCCTTTGTTAACATTTCCACTTCTAACTAGCACACCTTCACCTAGTATGGGATCAGAGTCAACCGTTGCTTTTAGTGTAATTTGTCTAACATTGTTATGTGTTATAAAATTAACCTGATAAATTTTGTTGTTGGCTAATTGATCAGTGTCTGCAACAAATAAAATTCGTGCTCCTTGATATAAGAATTCTCCGTCGACACTATACCCCTGACTACCTTCAATTGTAGAAAATATATCAGTTGTAAAAGTATCAATAAAGTCCACAGGTGTTTTTGCAACACTACCATGATTGAATAGTTGAAGATTTGGTCGAAATTCAATAATAGGGCGCTTGGCTCTAAAATTATCTCCTGCTTCAAAATCTGTACCGTTTAATTTGTGTGCTTGTTCTAGTGTTGATTTGTGGAACCAGCGATTATATCGACTCCATGGGTTAAAATCAATACCAGCTCTACAGATTGCAATATAATCTTTTTCTCCGGGGTATGAAGTAGCATCATCAAACGGTTCTGTATCAAATCCTGTATTGTCAAAAATTACTTCGGGAATTTGGCTGGTAATGATTGGAACTTCAAGATCAGAAAATTTAATTAAGGTTATTTCTCTACCAACTTTTTCTATTAACCAATTGTCTTTGGAGTATTTTGCAGGAGTAACTTTGCCGCCAAATCTTACAACTAATCCATTGGTAAATTCTACACCATTACTGCTAGTGTATGTTTGCTTGCCTAAAATTTCTTTGTTAATATCGATACTGGTATTTTCTTCAATGTCTTGAATTAGGAAACGGCCAAATCTATCGGGATTAATTGCACTTTGATAGTAAAGAATATCCGGAGCATCTAGTGGGACTTCAAACGTAACTGTACCATTAGTTGCTCCGTTGTTTGTTATACCACTCGAGTAGTCAAACTTAGATGTTTGCACATTTTCATCTACAAGTTCCCATTCTGGACCTTCAACAATTGTGCCGTCAATGCTGGCAGTAACAAAGGTTAACGCTCTCCATAATTTTCCGTCATAGACTGCTAATTGATTAGGAATATACGGAAGGAAAGGGTTATATTTTAAACTACCGGTGTCAAAGGCAGTACGAATATAAAATCCTTCCCTAGGACTGTTAACTGCAAAATTATAAGTTTGCCCTCTATATAAAGTCAGTGTAGGATTATTAGTTGCACCGTCAGGATAAAAAATCCAAGTTGATGTTGTACCTTGACGAACTCGATAGGTACTAGTAATTGCATTTCCCTGACCAAGAACTTTAACGCTCGGTGGTCCATTAGGAACCCAATAATATTCACGAAAGTTTACAAACTTGTCCCATTCAATTGGAGGATTCCAACTGTAATGGTCTTGACTGGTAATTAGATCGTCACGCTCGTTGAAGTTGTTGAAAAATCTTAATTGATTTTTAAAATCAATATAGTCGTAAAAGTTTTCAATGTTACCACGATCATCAGATAATATTACACCTGGTTCTAATTGATATCTACTGCGTAGCGTATTATCACTGTCAAGATAAATGTCAGAGCCTTTATAGGTCTTGCCGTATCTTCGACCAACATAGCCTACTGTCTTTTGTAGAACACCCGGCTGTACTAGAGGATCAATAACTCCGGCCATAAATTTACTATTTGTTTCAGTCTTAAAAACCTGTGGAAGTAAATCTACTGTTCTGCGAATTGGTAACCCGCTTTCTGGGAAAATTTCATTTGCCATATTCTACAATTACCCTAAATTAGTTGATGATATAACTGCCGAAGCATCTACACGGATTTCACTAGCAGTGATTGCTGTTACAATAACAATGTCATCTACTGTTGCGCCACTAACAAAAATTTCGTCGTTGGCGCTTTGAATTTCAAACAAGCTACCAAAACTTTGAGTTGGCTGTCTTGGTACAATTACCAGGTTACTTAAATCTGGCGTAACTGAATTAGTAATATATGTAATTAATTCGCCAAGATAGAATCTATCTCCAAAGTCCCAATTGGCCACATCAAAGAAATCGTTAATAGCTGAAATAATTCTAACTTTAAGATCATTATCGTTGATAGTTTTGTTTGGGTTTTTGACAATCTTAAACTGTGCTTGTAGAGAATAATCAGCAGTCGCTCCAAATAACACTTTGTAATTTACTGGATGATATATTACTTCGTCGCTGATAGATTTTATTTCTCCAAGACTTGATCCAAAGCTGATTCGTAAACTGTCACTGTTAGGTGCATCTGGTTTGATCGTTAATCCGCCGCCTAGATATTTTCTAAATTCTGTATCGTAACTTCTTGTTAGTAAATAAACATCAACGATATTGCTAACACTAGGATCAATTCTACGATCAACATTGGCGTTGTGTGTGTACTGAAATTTTAACCCGGAACGACCAATATTTGCTCTATAGCCTGATTCTAAAATTAAACTGTTTGATGCAGAATCTACACGCTTAACACGATCTTCGGCGCTGTCATAAAAATAAATCAATTGACCGTCATTATATTCATTAACATTGATCTGATCTTCTTTTTGTCTTACTAAAATTAAATCTGTAGTGTTATCGAAATAGGTGTAGATTATATTGCCAAAGACATCTACTACCTCTGTAAAGAACAGATAGTTTAGGTCTTGGTCGGCTCCTACTATTTGCTCAAACGCATCGGCATTGTCAATGACTCCGTCGTCGTCGCTGTCACTGAACGCAACTTGAATTTCTTCTGAGCTTTGATAACCGTCTTCAAATTTGATTGAGTCATCAACTTCAAATACAAGATCTTGTTTTAACGGCAACGGAGTACTAGTCGGTATAGTTGGTGGTGTAGTGTTGATGCCTAATACTCTTACTTGATCTTTGATTGTTTTGCCGGTACGGCCATCGTATATTTTTTGATTGACATCAAAGTAAAATCTGTTTTGTTCAAGACTACCAAATATATAATTTAGATTTCTAACACGAATTTGATATTCGTCTGCTTCTTTAATAAAAGCAATAATCCAGCTAGTATCAAGATTGTTATTTGAAGTATCGCCTGCTTTACCTAATGCAAATGCATTAATTAAATCAATGTTTGGGGCAGTAATAATTTTCCACGATGCTGTAGCAACATCAAATCTAAGGCCAAAGTTTTTGTTTTCTGCACATAAGTTTACAATCTGTGTTTCTAAGGCATCGGGTAGATTGTTAACAAATTTAGGAATAATTCTACTGGCTATTGCTCCGGTAGGCACAGTATCATTAAATAGTATTGGGCCTTTACCTGTGCTTAATGTGCCGCGACCTGCATTAGTTCCGTCACCTACCACTCGAATAACTTTGGTCCATACTCTATCTGTTTGGTCTAAATCGTTAATATTAGTTGTAACTAATTCGCCTCGCTTAAAGCTCTTTCCTGCAGGCGGAACAAATTTGATCATGGCTCCTGCGGTGACATACTTTAGAGTATTAGTCGTATAGGAACTTACTTTTTGCAATGTAAGATCAACGGAATTAATAAAATATCCTGTACTTTCATTAACATCTGAAGTAATTTGTGTCCATCTAGTATTTGTATCAGTGAATAAAATTTTATCGTATTTGGTAAAATAAAAATTATAAACGCCTGTAGCAGTGAACAACGGTTCTATGCTTTGACGAATAAAATTAACTGTGTCAATTCTACTAACAGTTTTAAATGCTAGACTTTTTTCACTTTCTGATTTATAAATTAACCCGTCATCGGCAAATACATTTACGCTAGAATATTTTCCACTAGCGTCAATGATGTCAAAGTTGCGACTAACACCACTAGATGTTCTGTTAATGGCTTTAACTTTTAGAATGTCTTGACTGCTGGCTAGTGGCGCAAGATTATAGTCCTCAGCAGTGATCATTCTGTTTTGTGTATAATACTGTGCAGGAGCTTTTGTTCTGATACTTTCTACCGATTCAGCAGGAACACTATTGCTTACTGTATATTTTAAGCTCATGCTAATTTTAAGAACATGTCCTTGTCCAGACTTGTTTACATAAGGCACTTCAATGTTAATGCCTCGCATTTCATTAGGAAGGACGCTGTATGATAATCCATTACTCACACGATAGTAAACTCTAAAAGAGCCCTGCGGTAGGTTTCCATAAACTCCATCAGCAAATATTAAATCAATTCTGTCTGAATTTTTTGTAGATACAGAGTAGATATTTCTAATATCTTTTTCAATGCTGTTATAAGCAATGTTATTGCCTGTTAGACCAGACACCTGTGTCCACGGATCTAGCTGAGCACCATTGGCCGATAGGGCAAATAACCACACATCACTGTTATTGATATTGTCGGCATCTACTGCTACTTTTTCGTTTGTGGTAGGAACTGCAATTGAAAAATCTGCAAGTTCTAGACTTCCCTGTTTAAACATCAAGAAAAATCCAGTGTTGGTACTAGCAGCGCCTTTGCCGTCTGACTTGTAGACAAACCCAAGTTGATTACCCGGAACTGGGGCTTCCTCATATATTTCTTCGCTGCCTTTAAATGCGGTACTTACCATCTCAAAAGGCATGGCACGGCCAGCAACATTTTTATTGTATGTAAAAATTGGAACATCTCTGCTGGCAGTTCTAAAACGGTACTGCTCTGTAGGAATACCCTGGATTGTAGCAGTTCCTTGGCTACGGCCAATTTCGGTATTATCTGCCATGGCGGCATTTAGTATAGTATTAAATTGTTCTTTCCAGTTGGGATTGGTTGAGTCGTTCCATTGAATAATTTGACGGGCAAGATTTTTTCCGTTAGCATCAAGGATATTCTCAGTAGTGCTAACGGTGTCAAACTTCAAGAGACCTTTGCTGGCAATATTCCTCTTCGCATTATAGCTCAACATACGAGCTATACGAAGGACGCTTTCTCTACGAGATGCTAATTCAATAAAGTTTTCTCTGCTGGCAAGATCAATACGAAATGCTAGACTTTGTCCAAGGAAAGCCACAGCATCAATTAAAGCTAGATACTCTGAACTTTCAATATAGTCGTTAAAATCTTCCGGATAATTTTCACGCAGATATGTGATAATAACACGGCGTAGATTTTCAAAATCATAGCTTTTAAAATCAGCATTTTTAAAGGTCTGATAGATCCTTGTCCAATCTTGATTTAATATTAAATTCGTTTGTCTTGTAGTCGTAGTCATTGTTTTTCTTGCCCTATCACATATTTACCCTAAAAAATAAACTGGTCAGTTTACTATATTATTTGTCTTGTCAAAATCAAAAGTCATGCGCTCGTTGATGTTAAACGGTAGATAAACAACATCTGCTTGTATTCTAATACCTTGATCGGTACTGTCAATTGTTAGAGTATTGACTTTAACTCTTGGATCGTAGTTGATAATTTGTTCAACATCTTCTGTGATTAGTCTGCGAACTTCTGAAGTAAAATTTTCAAACAGCATGTCCCAAATAATTGTGCCAAAGTTAGGATTTTCTAATTTCTCACCCTTACGAATATAAAAATGATTCATTAAATCTCGCTTGACTAATTCAATATCGTAGAGTTTAAAGTTGTTTTTGGTTTCATTAGAACTAAAACCTTTGTATCTAAAACTAGAACTAGTCTGTGCTGTAGTAGCCTTATTAGTTGCTACTGATTGTTGGTTATATAATTTGGCCATATTTTATGCCTCCTCTGGTGGGGCGTCTTCATCGCCGCCTTCATCGCCGCCTGCCGGAGCACCGTCTTCCCCACCGCCGGCTTGTTCTCTGTCAGTCAGCTCAGGTTTGACCAATAACGGATCTAAATTCTCATGACTAGGCCATGGCTCGTGCATTGGTATTCTAAACATGATACTTTCTAACGGAGTTTCTGTATTATATCTTGCTCCTACCCATTCTGCTTCTGCAGGGTTAATTACCACATTTCCATTAACTCCCAATGCTAAAGTAGGAGTAGCCGCTGTGGCTTTTTCAGCGTCTCCTGCGGCAGGCCCATTTAAATTTATAGTACTGCCTGTTAGTTTCATTCCTGTTCCAGATTTTATGTCAAGTCCTAAACTTGTTTGAATATTTGTACCAGTTCCAGATTTTAAGTGTGTTGTAAGAGTAGACTGCATATAGGTATTCATAATACTCTTAAAATGATTGTCCATGACCGAAGTAATATAGTTACTTTGCAATGAGGCAATATGACATTCGCCTGTAGTGGTAATTTTTGTATCGCCTTTGACAAAAAATCTAGTGTT